TTGAGACTTGCTGGTAAGACCAGACATGGTAAGAATCGTATTCGTGAGAATGGCGATTTGTGGGAAGTGACGAATCTTGATGGTCAGGATTCCTCAATACTCTCTACAAAAGCTTGTGTGATTCCTGTAAGGGAAGGACGCCGGAATGAGTGGAGATGGTTAGACCTTCCAAGTGATGAACACATGGAGATAATTGAACATATTCAGTAAACCTAAGCCAACTGAGGTAAGGGGTGTACGTGGTTCCAAGACGCTATAGTGGGTTCACAACTCTGATGCGTGGGTAGTTCCCGATGTTGATCCTTGGAGGTAAGTTGGTTATGTGGTTCCCTGTTCGGCAGTGTTCAGTAACGGAGCAGGGGCCATGGTTTTTTTTGAAAAAAAGACTTGACACGTTGTTCAAATTTGGTATACTATAAACTGATGATTGAGAGAAACCCTAATGAAAGAAAGAGGTTATATGAGTACTAATTCAGTTGTTGCCTACGTAAGAAGTGATGGTTCACTTGTTAGTTCCTATGTTCACTATGATGGATATGAGACAGGGGTTGGAATGACCCTTCTGGAACACTACAATTCAGAAGAGAGAGCTCTCGCCGTTTCGGTTGGGGGATACTACTCAAGTCTGAGTGAAGACCTGAATGAGTCACTGGAAAAGTCAGCTCACACTGAAGAAGTTGAGATGTTTGATTCCATGTCTGAGTTTGAAGAATATCTGAGAGAGAACAGTCACCTTGAGTTTGGATATGTTTGGACAGAGGGAAGATGGTTGGTTTCTTCTTGGAGTCATGAGGAAGTTGGGTTTGGATATGATGCTCGATATGAGTCAACTTGGATGGGGTTTCATGACCTTGCTCGTTCTTTTGTTCGTGAGGGACGAAAGACTGTTGAACGATTGAGGTCTTACGGAAATGAGTATGAAGATTCTGCCGATGACCTTGAAGAAGTTGTTTGTCGATGGCATAGTTCAAGTATGAGAGAGATTGCAGAAGAGGCAATGTCTGTCTAATTAATTCTTCTCAAGTCGTGAGTGTGAAGTAAAACTAACCACGAAAGTTTCCATAATTTTTTTATTCTCTTTTGGGAAGGGGGAATCCTTTTGGGTTCCCCCTTTTTTTAGGCCTACTCGCCAGGATAAATATCTATATGTTAGATAATACTTCTTATTTCATGGGTCAAGATGGTTTCCATTGGTTTGTGGGAGTCGTTGAAGACCGAAATGACCCACAAAAGGCGGGTAGAGTTAGAGTAAGGTGCATAGGTTATCATAGTGATAGTCTGGATGCCATACCAACTGCAACGCTTCCTTGGGCAACTGTTATGATGCCAGTTACAGCTGGCGCAAACTCTGGTATAGGTTTATCTCCTCATTTTCTCATTGAGGGAACATGGGTTGTTGGATTCTTTAGAGATCCAGCTAAACAAGAACCTGTTATCATGGGTGCATTGCCTGGTAAAAATAGCAAATCAACAACAAATTATACTATCGCAGCTTCATCTGCATCTGGTGGTTATTCCTCAAAGGGCGGATTTAAGGACCAAGGTTTAGAAGTTAAACCTACAGGAAACCAAGAGACAGTATACCCAACAGCTCTTTATGTTGATAAGACAGATACAAATGTTATTGCTCAACAGGCGGTTACATGGAATACTAACAAAGAAGAAGGGGAAGATCATCATCCATCTTTCACAGTTAAGGGTGGTCTAACAGTTGATGACACAGTTCACACAAAATGGAGTAACGCTTCTGGAACAGAGATTCAACAAGCGGTTTCAACTCAAGCTAGTTCCCTCTATCCGTTTAATCATGTTCTTGAAACTGAAGCTGGACACTATATCGAAATTGATGACACAAAAGATAATGAACGTATTCATGTATATCACAAGGCAGGAACTTTTATTGAGATTGACAAGACAGGAAACGTAATATTGAAAACTCCAGATTACGTCAATATGACAACTATCATAGGTGGTAACTCTGATACGTATGTTAAAGGAAATTATTCTCTTACAGTAGATGGAAATATGGATATACACTGCACTGGTACAGAAAATCGTACAGATAGTAGTGACTCATCAAGTGATTCTTCCAGTGAATCATCTGATGGTGAAAGTAAGTTAGGAACAGTTACTCATGTCATTGCAAAGGGAGATTATATAGAGACAATTACAGAGGGAAATAGAACAACTACCATAACTACTGGAACAGAGACAGTGGATATCAAAGGTGCAGTCACTCACACTTATCAAGATACACTCACAGAAACTATATCCAAGGCAGTATCTCAGACATATTCAGATACCTTCACTCTTGCAGTATCTAAAGATGTTACTGAAACTTTCAGTGCAGCTCTCAAAACCACAATCACAGGCACTACGGATATTGATAGTACAGGTGCAGTAACAATTAAATCTGCCGCTGCCCTGGCCGCAGAAGCTGCAGCTGCTGCAACTCTCAAAGGATCTACAGTGAGTTTTAACTAATGTCCAGGCCTGGTGTTCTCGCAACTACAGCTGGAGAAGCTGTTCATGGTTTACTTCTTACTCCAGCTGCATCTGGTCAATTATTTGGAGCTGCAGCTGCAGGTACACCAGCATCTGAAGCTATAGAAGCAAAAACAGGACAAACTGCACCATTTAATGCTCTAGCTGTCGGAGGAACTGCCCTTACTTCTCCACAAGGAGCTGGATTTTGGGAGTGGAAAGAATCCGTTACCGCTCAGTTAAAACCATCTCCAGCAAATGTGCCACCATTTGATGGACAAGAACTTTCAGCACAACCTATGATTTCATTAACCTCAGTTACTATGCCAAGTTCATATCTTGGAGAATCACTAACAGGTTTGAGTCCAGATTTAAATGCAACTGATTTTGGTACTAGTAATATTTTTCCAGGCATTAATTTAGTCACTTCTGCTGGAACTGTAGGTGCCGTTCCTGTAGTACAGGGAGAGGGAGTTGTCATTGCAAAAGCTCAAATAACAGGAAATATATTAGAGTTAAATAGTTGGGTTGAACAATGGCAACCAACAAATAGTGTCCCTAAATTTAATGGTTCAGATTATGCAAAAGTTAGAAGTGAGGGATTTGGGAGAGATAATGGAGCCTTTGAGATTCAGTTTGGAATAAAATTTCATCTTAAATTATTTCCAGCTCACTCTGGAACAATTACTCAAACGTATAGCATAAAGGTAATAAATAATTTTGATAACGATAGGGACCAATACATATCAGATTATAAAAATGCTTATTTAGCATTGGATAAGGTTCCAGAAATTTCAGAAAGGGTATCGTAATGGCAGGAGCATTCGCAAGAGTCGGAGATCAAACATCGGGACATGGACCATATCCACCAAACACACTTGGAGGACCAGGCAGTTCTGATGTTCTAATAGAAGGAGTACCAGCTGCATTAGTTGGAGATGGTACAACAGTCCCTTGTGTAGCCCCAAACTCACCAACATTGAATGGGGTAATAACAGATGGTTCACCTACTGCAACAGCTAATGGTAAAAAGATAGCAAGAATAGGGGATCCACTTTCATGTGGATGTATCATTCTTGGTGGAGGTAATACTGTAGGTGCAGGGAGTAATGCATAATGGCTAAAGCAAAAGTAGAAGTAAAGAAAATAAAATCAACTCCAAAGAAGACCAGTATTGGAAAGAGTCGAAGGTCTAGACCTTTAAACAAAAGTAAAAGACGAAACTGGAAACGATATCGTGGACAAGGACGTTAGAGATGAGTTAAGAAAAGGTTTTGAACTTCAACTTCGTCATTTGTTTTATAGTAAACCAGAGTTTCCATATCTTCCATCGATGGGTTGTTATCATGTATTCTTTCCAGTGAGGAATCAAGAGCATGACTTTGGATTTCTGGTATTAGAGTGGGAGTGTTATCCAGGCCAGATGTGGAATTGGGTAAGTACTTGGGTAGATACAGAAGAGGAGTTAAGAGCGTATAAGTATAAGAGAGAGTCACCAGATATTAATCGGGAAAAGATTGCAAAAATATTTGCAAAACATATGACTCAAGTTCATCATAAACACATGATGAGGCAACAGGAGGAACAAAAAGATGATTGGGAATCATGGTCCCAATTTCATAAGTCAACCCCTAAACCCTTTTTGAATTGAATGATATGGATTTAAAAATGCCGGGTGGAGATAATATGGCAAAAGAAGAAAATGGTAACGGAGATCATGACCATCATGGGTCCATTGAAAAAAGAAAGAAGTGGAATTTTACTGCAAGATTTATTATTAGTGGTATAGTTTTCTCAATATTCTTTATTCTAGTTTACGTCTTATTTTTTCAACAAGTACAAGATACGTATCGGGATTTGATTAATATTCTGATTGGAACTTATGTAGCTGTCCTGACCAAGACAACTGATTATTGGTTTAAGGAGAAGGATGACCCAGAACATAAGGAATCAACCGATCTACATACTAAACCATCAGAATAAGCTAGAGTTCCCCTATAAATAATAACATAGGGGAATACTATGCCAAGTTACGATGCAGCTTCACAAAACGAAAAAAGGTCAAGTCGGGTCTACAAAGACCTGAACTTGAACTTTACTCGCAATCCAGTAACAGGAGATGTAGCTACTGTTACAGATGTTAATGCAGTCAAAAGGTCTATTCGTAATCTACTACTGACCAATCACTACGAAAGACCATTCCATCCAGAGATTGGTTCAGATATCCCCGCCTTACTCTTTGAAAATTTTGGTCCAATAACAGGAAACCAACTTTCCAGAAACATAGAGGAGATGATTCTCAACTTTGAACCTAGAGCTCGAGTTGAGACAGTCGAATGTTTTCCTGTACCAGATTCAAATCGGTATGATGTTCGTATATATTTTTACGTTGAAAACTTACCTACCGAACTTATAGAGTTTCAAACAATACTAGAATCAGTGAGATAAAATGGCTATCAATTCTGAAGGAAAACTAGAGATAACGGATTTAGATTTTGATACAGTAAAATCTAATTTTCAAACATTCCTTTCACAACAAAACGGATTTACAGATTACAACTTTGAGGGGTCTGGTATGTCAGTCCTCATGGACCTTTTGGCATATAACACCCATTACTTAGCGTTTCATGCAAATATGCTCGCAAACGAAATGTTTCTGGATACATCACTGACTAGAGCAAGTGCAGTATCTCATGCTAAGTCTTTAGGTTATACACCATCATCTGTAAAGGCCTCAAAGGCAATAGTTACCATAACAGTATCTGGCGTTCCAACAACTCAAACAAGTCTCACATTAGCTGCAGGAACAACTTTTAGTACATCTGTCAACGACATTTCATATACCTTTGTCACAGACTCAGACCATACTGCAACATCTGATAATGGAGTATTTACCTTTTCAGATATAGCAATTTACGAGGGAAGTCGAATCTCTTTTCAATATGTGGTAAACACTTCAGACCTTGAACAACAGTTTGTTATACCATCTGCAAATGCAGACACAAGCACTCTGTTGGTAAGAGTTCAAAACTCTTCAACGGATACCACCACAACAACCTACACACTGAATACAGATTATACTTCTTTAAATTCTACATCCACAAAATATTTTCTACAAGAGGTTGAGGATGGTAGATTTGAGATTTATTTTGGAGATGGTATCACTGGAAAAAGTTTAAGTAATGGTAATATCGTTCTACTGGATTATGTGGTAACTAATGGTAATGATGCTGATGGAGCGAGTTCCTTTACTGCAACATCTACAGTCGGAGGATATTCAAATGTTACTGTCTTAGCAACTTCCAATGCATCTGGTGGTAGTCCATCGGAATCAGTTGACTCAATCAAGTTTAATGCTCCCTTGAAATATTCTGCACAAGGTAGAGCCGTAACCCCAGATGATTACAAGTCTATAGTTCCTACAGTATATTCTAACATAAAATCAATTCAAGTTTGGGGTGGAGAGGACAACGACCCAGCAGTTTATGGTCAAGTTTACATTTCCATAAAACCAAATACTGGAGATACTTTAACAGATACCACAAAGACAACAATAGTCAATAGTCTTAAACAATATAATGTAGCCTCAATAACACCTGTTATAGTGGACCCAGAAACACTCTTTCTTGTATTAGGTACGACAGTGAAATATAATCCATCATTGACCGAAAAATCAGCGTCAGACATAACGGCATTAGCCACAACTACCATATCATCTTTTAATACGAACAACCTACAGAAGTTCGATAGTGTTTTCAGACATTCAAATATTTTGAAGGCCTTAGATAATACGGACCCAGCGATTTTGTCAAGTACAGTTACAGTAAAACTAAAAAGGAATATAACTCCTACGTTAAGTACTGCAACAAAGTACACAATCAATTTCAATAACGCAGCTTTTCATCCAGTAGCTAATTATTCTCAAACTGTGGTTGAGTCCACAGGATTCTATCTATTAGGCAATACAAACATTCAGTATATTGATGATGATGGAAACGGAGTTATAAGAACATTTTATCTCTTGGGTGGAACTACAAAGACAATCACAAATGCATCTGCTGGAACAATCAATTACAGTACAGGACAAGTGGTATTGACTTCTCTCAATATTACAGCTGTAGTGAACTCTGATGGTAAAATTGATATCACACTCAAACCAGATTCAAACGATGTGATTCCTGTAAGAAATCAAGTCATTGAAATAGACACAGTAAACAGTACAGTTAATTCAGAGGTTGATACCTATGCAGAAGGAACTGCATCAGCAGGAGTTGGATACACAACAAATAGTTCTTCTGCTGGAGTCGGTAGTGTATATACAATTACATCTACTAATTCGTCATCTGATAGTTCTTCAAGTTCTAGTTCATCTAGTAGTTCTTCAAGTTCTAGTTCATCTAGTAGTTCTTCAAGTTCTAGTGGTTACTAATTTGATATCATGGCAAGCACCTTTCTCGATAAGAAAATATCTTCTTTCATAGAAGATAAATTCCCTGAGTTTGTACGTACAGATCATCCTATCTTTGTAGACTTTCTAAGACTGTATTATCAGTTTTTAGAGACTGCAAAAATATCTTTAACCAACGTACAGGCTCAAGATAATATTCTTCTTGAGAACCTTCTTACCGATAATTTTCTTCTTCTTGAGGATGGTGAAAAATTATATACTGAAGACTCTCAATATGGTGCGTTTGTCAAAGGAGAAAACGTAGTAGGTCAAACCTCTGGAGCTGTTTCTAATATACTTGCAGAGGACAATGCAAACGCCTTTCTTTACATCGAACACAATAGAAATTTTCAAGTAGGTGAAGTTGTTGTTGGGTCTTCTACAGGAGCTCGGGGAACAATTTTCAAGTACCAAGGAAATCCTATTCAGAATATTCAACAACTTATAGAATATGCTAATGTTGATAAAACTCTTACAGATTTCCTAGACCGATTTAGAGATGCATATCTCAATACCATACCAAATACTCTTGCATCTGGAGTATCAAAAAGAAATCTTGTAAAAAATGTTCGTGAACTTTATCGTGCAAAGGGAACCAAACAGGGTCATGAACTTTTCTTCAGATTATTGTTTGCAGAAACTCCTGAAATATTCTATCCAAAAGACCAGATATTAAAAATATCAGCTGGTGAGTGGACTAGTGATACTGTCATTCGTATTTTAGCAACTCAAGGTAATCCAGTAAATCTAACTGGACAATCTATTACACAAACTGAAAATACAGGAATAGGTGCCTTTGAGGCAACAGCTACCATTGAATCAGTATTACAGATACAGGAGGGTGAAAATACAGTCTTTCAATTAATCCTTAATCCAGATTCAATAACAGGAACTTTTATTTCTGGTGCAGAGGTAACAGGAGTAGATAATACAGACATTGACACGGCAATCACAGGTACAATTCAAAAGATTGTAACTGGAGCTACAGTTACAGAGGGAGCCTCTTTTTACAATACCAGTGATACAGTATCTATCGTAAGTGATACAGGTCAAGAAGCAAAAATCGATATAGTAGATGTGGGTTCTGGAAGTGTAGACCAGATTGTTATTGACAATCCAGGCTCGGGATATTCTGTAGGAACAGATTTATATTTTGATAATACTAATACAGAAGGATCTGGTGCATCTGCTAAAATTACAAACGTAGGTGGAGCTGTTGCAGTTGAAGCTGGAGATGCAGCTGAATATGGAACTATTTCTACAGACCATATTGTATACGAGGATGCAACCGAAGCATCAGATGCTTACACAGGTAATCAGATACAATTAGAAACACAAACCTTTACAGACCTTGGAGTTGGAACTGAGGCCGGAGAGGTTGTAAACATAACAACATTTAGTGGTGGGTCTGGTTATGAAATAGCACCTACAGTTGTTCCAACCTCTGCAAGAATATATTGGTCAATATCTGCACTTACTACTACTGGAACTTTTATTGTTGGTGAAAATATAACAAATCAAACAAGTCTAACGGCCAAAGTTGCAGTCCTACGTTCTGGAAATATAAGCATTGCAAATGCATCTGGGACATTTAATGTAGGCGATGTTATTACAGGAGGAACCTCTGGTGCCAAAGCTACACTTACAATTGTAAATACACATGGAACTGGAGCAACATTTTTAACTTGGTCACCATCTGGACTTGGTTCTGTTAAAGGTGTAGAGGTCAAAAAATTTGGAACTGGTTTTGTCAACGCACCCACATTGAATCTACCAGTTAAAGTATTAATCACCAGAAATACAAACGTGTCTGGTACACCACCAAATGTTTCTAGTGCTTCTTCTTTCTCAGTAGGTGATACAGTTAGAGGACAAACATCTAATGCAATAGGAACAGTTACCGCTTGGGATAATACTAGACAACTTCTCACTGTAAAAATGTCTTCTCTTAATTTTACATTGGGAGAAGTTTTACGAAGAGGAGATACTACCAACTATGCTATCATTAACCAGTTATCACAAGCTTCTTTGTCATCTACGATAGGAACTTTGGGTACAACTGCTGGTTCTTTCAGTGGAGACAAGGGAAAAATTAGTGAGTCCTTAATGAGAGTTCAGGACTCTTTTTACTATCAAGATTTTTCATATGTTGTTAGAGTTGGATCTGCAATCTCAGATTGGAGAGGGTCAGTTAAAAAAGCCATTCACCCAGCTGGTTTTGCTCTGTTTGGTGAGGTTAGTCTTGTATCTAGAGTTGCAGCTAAACTCACGACTCCTGTTACTGGAATTACTTCTGAAACTCCAACTCTTGCAAGTCTGTTTGAGGCAACTTTGTTTACGATTGTCGGAAGAAGACTTGGAACACAATCTGATGGAACAACCTTACAGACAAATGCTAATCTTGGTCATAAGATTGGATTAATATCTACAATCAGTGCTATATCTGCAACCTCAAATACAGTCACAGTAATTACTGACACACCACATGGAATAGAAGCTGGAGAGTTAGTACAAATATCTGGGGTAGAAACTTCAGGTTATGATGGAGTACATACTGTAGCAACAATTATTAATGATGCTAGATTTACCTATACACTGAGTTCTACACCAACATCTCCTGGCGTTTTAGGTCCGTCACCGAAGGTTCTTCTTGCATCACCATTCAAATCAACCACTAGAGATTTGACTTTAAGGACTCATTATGAAATTCCTGTAACTATAAAAATTCTGAGTGGATTTGACCAACTCAGACAAAACAGATATGGTTTAGGAGCTACCAAGAAAACAGCTTCAAGATACCTATGGTCAGTTGGTGGAAATACTGATACTTCTCCAGTTTCTTTGGACAAAGAAAGTTTCATATATCCTAATATAAGACGAAGACAAAGACCACATACAGCTGAAGATAATGTAAACGCTGGAAATGCTGGGGTCTATAATAGTACATTCAACTATACAAATATACAGATAGGAGTTCATGAACAAAATGTTCATATGACAATAGAACAATTTGGAGATGTTCCTTTAAATCATATCATTCGTTCAGCTAGATTTTTGGTTGATGAAGAAACAGGGGATGATACAAGTTCTATTCTCTTGGAGGATGGAAACTATAGTGTATTTGAAGATGATACTGAACAGACAATACCACAAGAAGCAAATAAATTGTGGAATGTACCACCACCATCTTATATTAGGGGTGTATCTTCAACTGGTGAATACATTTATTTTGATGATAATACATCTCCACCAGATATGTCAGACAATACAGCTCCACCATCATTTGACCAGACAGTTTGATGTTGGAAACTCTTATAAATAATTTAACAAGGTAAAGGATACAAGATGCCTGCGATAATTACTTCAAAATTCAGATTTCATAACGCTGAGCAATTTAAAGAGTCGTTCTCAGAAGCTGCAGCTACCAACTACTATCTTTTCATAGGTAGACCTGGCGAGTTTGCATCTGGAACTACAGGTGGAACAGATGCAGCTCCACCTACTCCAAATGATAATAGAACACAAGAATCCCAACATTGGGATGATATGCTCGCAGCTAAAAGAATTACATCAACTGGTGTAGCTCACGCAATTCCCAGAAGAGATTTAGATACATCTGGGAATACCACATATGATATGTACAAACCAAATTATGCTACAGGAAACACTGCAACATCTGGTGCAACAAACCTGTTTGACTCCACTTTTTACTTTGTAACATCTGCATACAGAGTGTACAAAGTCTTGGATAATAATGGAGGAACAAACTACGCTGGAGGAGCCGAACCAACATTTGAAGGTGATGTTCCTCAAGCCGCTGGTGGATATACGTTAAAGTATATGTACACATTATCAACCACAGACATTCAAAATTTTCTTACTCCAGATTTTATGCCAGTTCCAATTGCAGCTGAGTCTGGAGTAGCCTTAGCTGATGGTAGGTTAAGTGTAATTCTAATAACAGAACGTGGAACTGCCCTTGCAGGAGGGTCTACTTGGAATATTACTTCAGACAGGTCTATCGTAAATGTTCCTATTAGGGGAGATGGTACAGGTGGATTGTGTACAGTAGTAATCGGAGAATCAGATGGTCCTACCAATACAGCTGGGAAGGTAAAATCAATTAGTATTACTTCAACAAATACTGGATACACACAGGCAAGTATTTTACCAGCTGATATTATAGAACAACATAACATTCAGTTTTCAGAAGACTTGACCTTTTCAGGAACACAACCCGCCTTTGAGGTTATTATACCACCAGATGGTGGACATGGTTCAAACCCAGCAAAAGAACTTGGTGGACATTTCATTATGATGGACACAAAGTTACAAACTACAGAGTCTTTTGACTTCAGTGTAGTCAATGACTTTAGACAAGTTGGGGTTGTAAGAAATCCATATTCTAATGGTACAACATCAAACTTTACCAACTCTACTGCAAGACAAACTTTTGCAATAAGATTAGCATCAAACTCAGGTGAATTTAAAGTTGATGGTAAAATTTATCAATCACATACTGCACAAACAGTAAATTCTGTAGCTGTATCTGGTTCTACTGTCACTTTAACTACAGCTGCAGCTCATCAACTTGCAGTGGGACAAATGATTGACGTATCTGGTGGAAGTTTTGATGGAAGTAATGGAACAGGTCACGAAGGAACACACCATATCACGGCAGTTCCAAGTACAACTACATTTTCATATGCGGTAACTTCTTCTAGAGCTCCTACAGGAAATCATTCTGGAACAACAGCTTATACTACATTTCAACCACAAGGAACTGTAGTCGAATGGGACTCAACAAATAAGATTTTGTTTTATGTTCAAACATCTTACGATAATCAAGGAACAGATGCAACTTATAAGTTAAGAAGTCCTTTTAGTGGTAATAGTCAAATTACTGGAGAAGCTGCATCTGGTACTGCAACTGGTACACCAGACACATCTTATAGTCAAACTTTGAATAATACAGTTTTTACATCTGGATACTCAAATCCAGAAATGCAACCAAACTCTGGGGATATTATTTACATTGAAAACAGAAAACCAATTAGTAGAGCCAGTGACCAAACAGAAGATATCAAATTGATTGTAGAGTTCTAATATGCAAAAAACAGATCTTAATGTCTCTCCATATTATGATGATTATACGGAGGACAATAATTTTCACAGAGTTCTTTTTCGTCCATCCTTTTCAGTACAAGCTCGTGAACTTACACAGTTACAATCTATCCTACAGAATCAAATAGAAAGATTTGGATCTCACTTTTTCAAAGAGGGGTCTATGGTCATTCCTGGCCAATGTGGATTTGATATAACTTATTCCTATGTAAAACTTCAAGCAAATTTTAGTGATAGTTCAACAACTCATGTAGTAGAAAATTATAGAACAAGTCTGATAGGAAAAAAACTTACAGGTGTAACTTCTAAAGTTATTGCAAAGGTAGTTAATGCGGTAGCGGCATCTGGGTCTGATGAACTTACACTTTACGTAAAATATGAGTCTTCAGGAACAGATGTAGGAAGTACTACAAATTTTGCTTTTGGTAACGAAGAAGCA